GTTTCCCAGTCACGATCAAAGGGCACACAATAAAAAAGAATTTTTAGAAGCTTTAGAGCGTTCGCTTGGTGTAGTAAGCACAGCCGCAAAAGCGTGTAACATATCAAGGCGGACGCATTACCGTTGGTTGGAAGAAGACGAAGAGTACAAAGAAGCAGTCCAGGACATACAAGAAAGCGCGATTGACTTTGCGGAAAGTTCACTACACCAGCAAATTAAAAACAAGATACCGAGTAGCACTATCTTCTACCTAAAGACGAAGGGCAAGCACCGAGGGTATGTCGAAAAGCAAGAAATAGAAGTAAACGAACCGAAGCCGTTCAAATGGTTCGATGACGAATAGACAGCCGTCGACATATTACCACTCTAAAAAGTCTAAGGCGAAGATTCAAGTTCATCAAGGGGGAACGCGTAGTGGCAAGACATATTCTTTATGTCAGGTGCTAATTGAATTGTGCTTTAAGAATAAGGACGCTGGTATTGTCATCACGATAGTTAGAAAAACATTCCCAGCATTAAGGGCATCGGTGATGCGTGACTTCTTCGACGTACTAACTAAGGGGGGTAACTACTCCGAAGAACACCACAACAAGTCACAAGCAACATACACCTTGTTCGGCAATTTAGTCGAATTCATTTCAGCCGACCAGCCACAAAAATTGCGCGGACGTAAAAGAACGCTGTTGTACATTTGTGAGTGCAACGAATTATCCCTCGAAGACTTTCGTCAACTAATTTTAAGAACAACGGATAGGGTGTTCCTTTGTTACAATCCATCAGATCAATACCATTGGATATACGAACACGTTTTACCACGCGAAGACGTGGACTTCTTTAAGACTACATACAAGGACAACCCTTTCCTTGAGCAGTCCGTTATTGACGAGATAGAGAGGTTTAGAGAGACGGACGCGAACTATTGGCGTATCTATGGCCTCGGCGAGCGCGGAGTCAATACAGCGGCCGTATTCCCACAATGGCAAGTAGCGGAAGCAATACCGGAACGCGCAAAGCTTGTAGCCTATGGAATGGACTGGGGCTTCACTAACGATCCGACCGCGCTTGTGTCTGTTTGGTTGGAGGACTATTCTTTGTATATTCAAGAACACCTATACAAGACCGGCATGACAAACCACGACATAAGCAAAGAACTAACCGCCCTAAGCTTAGACCGTACACCTATAATTTGCGATAGTGCCGAGCCTAAGTCAATCGAAGAACTACACCGCTTCGGGCATAACGTAAAGCCGTCAAAGAAAGGTCCGGACTCTATTCGCTTGGGTATTGATATAATGAAACGCCACAAGCTATATATACTTGCAGACTCACTAAACGCGCAGAAAGAATTTAGAAACTATCAATGGGAGGTAGACCGCAACGGAACACAGCTATCTAAACCCAAAGACCAAAACAACCACATCGTCGATGCGGTAAGGTACGTTTGTATCAATCGCATTGGAACACCTTATTCAGGCAAATACTACATATCATAATGGAAATAATAGTACCGGACTCTATGGCCGATATAACGGTCAAACAATACAAAGCGATTGCAGACCTAAAGGTCAAGGAAGGAAGCACCGAATGGTTAGCGGAAGCCGTAGGTATCTTTTGCAATCTTACGCCCGACGTAGTAGCCAAGCTTACGGTTGCAGAACTGGAAAGCATAAGCGAAATAGTGCAACGCATAAACGACCCGGAACAGAACAACCAAGAACTCCAAACCAAAATAGAGCATAAAGGCAAGAGGTATGGATTCCATCCTAATCTATCTAAGCTAACCGTTGGAGAGTTTGCAGACTTAGAAACGTACTGTGCCGGAGGCTTCTTTGATAACATAAACGAAATCATGGGCATACTTTACCGACCTATAAAAACGGAAGGGGGTAGCTTTTACACAATCGAAGAATATACCGGCGACGTATTTCCGAACCATTGGGACGACTTAAAAATGGACGTCGTACTTGGAGCGACCAATTTTTTTTTGTCTACAGGCGTGACCTTAACAACCGCTTTAGCCAACTCTTTAACGGAGGGGGGGACGGGAACATAATGTCTGACAAGTGGGGCTGGTATGTTATCATTCACACTTTAGCCGGCGGCGATCCGTTAAAAATTAAACACGCTACCGAAATTGAAATAGAATCGGCCTTTACATATTTAGCTTATGAACAAGACAAGAACCGACAAGGTAAGTCACCAGACGCACAGCAATACAGATGAAATCGTACATACAAATAACTGACCTACTCCAAACGATAACTAACGACCACCTTATGCTTCAGCATTTTGCGGCCGGACCTTTGGACCAAGTAGACATAGACAAGCTTGGACAAACGAACTACCCGTTCTTGTATTGTGAGATATTAGGAGCAAACATAGACAACGGCGTAATGAGTTACGACCTTGAATTATTGGTGGCCGATATGATCCAAACAGACCTAACAGACCGCAACCAAGTATACTCCGATACGCTTCAAATCTTGCACGACGTTTTGAATCAATTCATTCAAGCACTGGCAACGACTAACACAACAGTGGATGACGACTACAAAGTCGAACTACCTGTAACTTGCACGCCGTTCACTGTTCGGTTTGATAACGAACTGACAGGGTGGAGCGGATCACTAACCATAGAGGTGTCGAATAAGAACAACCTTTGCATTGCACCCTTTAGTTAATGGCTAAACTACAATTCACAGTAGGAGGTGTTGACTACCCCGCAACAAATACAAAGAAAGCCCTTGAGTTTATTGGAAAGCGGTGGCGTAAGAACGCACGCATTAGCCTAAAGATGCAAGGCAAGATAAATACCGGTGCGCTTTACAATTCAATGAAGGTGTTTGTCGGGGCTAACCAACACGCTATGTATATGAACATGACGCCAAGCGTTGACTACTGGGAGTTTGTGGATAAGGGTGTACAAGGGGCAAGCTATAACAAGTTTGGAGCAGAGCAATCACGCTCGCCGTTCAAGTTTGGAAGCGGAAGGGGTAAGCCCGGTCTACGAAGCGCAATAGACCGATGGACTACACAGAAGAACATATCCGGCACAAGGGACGAGAAAGGCCGCTTCGTGCCTCGCAAGTCGATTGTGTTCGCTATAAGCCGCGCCATATGGCATAGGGGTCTAAAGCCTACACTGTTTATCAGTGGCACTTGGAAAAGACTACGCATCAAAGCCCTTGACATTTTAGCCGTTGCCATTGGAAAAGACATGGCTGACGCGTTGAGGCAATCACTAAACAAAGACCAAAATATAGAGACTTCATAAAATGGGAATGACCGTACAACAACGCCCAAGTACAACAGAGGTACACGGGGCATTTGAACAACTTATGTATGTTCTAACAAGCACCGAACAGGCGAGTGCTTCAAATTTCAAGTTTCGATATATTGCTGACCTTTACGTTGGTGGTGTTTTGGTTAGTCGCGTGAAGGTGTATCCCAACACAGCGGGCGCAGGAGTGTTTAGAGTGGATAAACTTATCCAAGATCACATGAGCGCAACCAACGCTTATCAAGGAACAACAGCGGGAACAGAAGTACAGCTAAACCCAATACACAACACAGGTGGCGTAACTGGTGCAACCGACAAAGTTTTCAGCAACAACAACGGCGAGACATTTAGGAAGGTTGAGTATAGATTTCTTCAAGAGTATTCTACCTCAGCAACAGCCGACCCTGTTATTGATCCAGTTAACCAGATTACAGGCGAGTTTCTTTCGGTTATTATGACTGCGGGCTTGCAAAGGGCTACAACTTGGGACGACGGTATCCAATACTACACCAGTTCTTCAACTTGGATTGCGACCTTCCAGCCGCAAAACTTTCGTTCTTTGTTTTTGTCAGATCGTAGAACAGCAAATACACAAGGCTTTGCCTCTAACCTTGTTAGTTCAATAGACCCTATACTTATAGACGTAGACGTAGACTCGCCTTATACGCTCGCCTTCCTTAACGATTCAAGTGCGCCGACAAGTAGTAGTTTAAAAAGCATATACGTAGCTCTATACGATGCGTCGGACTCCTTGTTAGATTCTCGAAATTTTATACCCGGGACAGACGGCGGAACAGAAAACACATCGGTAAGTACCGACCAAGGAAGACTCCAATATTTCGGCTGTGGACCGGGCAACTTTGACAGTCAAACTGTAGACACTACTTTCCGAGACTTCTTTGTAAACAACCAAGTGTCATACTACGAACTTTGCGGAGTAACGGGAACGACTACGACGCCTTCAGCTACCGGCGACCTAACAACCACAGTCTACCGATTTAACATAAACCAATGTAAAAGCATATATCAAGACGCGGGGTATCCTGAAATGACGATAGCTTGGCAAAATTCTTTTGGGGCTTGGGACTATCAAATCTTTAGACTTCGATTTAATTATTCGGACACAATTAAACGTGAGACGTTCGACCAAGTTGCGGGCAATTGGGATACAACAGACGCGGCACAAGACTTTGAGTTTAGAGGATCACAAGGTGGAACTCGCGTAGCTAAGGTAGAAGCACACCAAGAACTAACTGCAACGACTGACTTGCTACAAGACAGCGACGTAGCTATTCTCGAAACGTTAATGCTGTCGCCTCAAGTTTACCTTCTTAATAAAAACAATGGTCTCGCCATCGTTCCTATAGTCGTTACTGACACCAGCTTTGTAAAGAAACGTAGAGTAGACGAACGCGCTCCGTTCTTATATCAGATAAAGTTCAAGTACGCGAAACCAAGACCGACAACTAAAGCCGGAACTTTCAGTGGTTTATCATGATTCAATTAGTAGCATACGAACAAAAGCCCCAAGCGTCAAACGATGCGGTAGGAAAACAGCACGTCTTAGACATTGCTAACGGGGGGTCGGTGTCTTTAACTTATGAAGTGGGAAAAGGCGATAATGTATTAGGAAGATACAGCCCTTTCTCGCAGACGTTTAGGCTTCCGTTCACAAACACGAATACAGCCTTTTTCGGGAAATACTACAACGTAAACATACAACCGTTGCAAGTCAATCCTGTAGAAGTCCCAAGGTTTAATATACACCAAAAGGTATACGCTGAAATTCGTGTAGATGGGATTCCAATTATAACCGGATCGTTACAGCTTAAAAACGTATACAACAAGTCCGAGGAGTTTGAGGTTGCTGTTTTTGGAATGGAGGCTAATATCTTCCAAGAACTAAAGGACCAAAAACTAATCGACCTGTTTATAAATTCTTCAGGCGCACAAAACGTAGACTATGACGTATCCCTTACTGCAAACAAAATCTCAACATCTTGGACGCTATCAAATGATGTTACAGAGGGGTCTATTGGTAATGGTGTTATTATTTTCCCTTTAGCCGACTACGGGTTAGCTGGTGCGTACAACTTTCTACACTACGAGAACAACCAATACGGTGTCGGCGGTCTTGCAACTGACGACTTCTTACAGCCGTATATGTTTAAACCTGCAATACAAGTAGCACACTTATTTGAAAAGATAATAAACGAAGCGGGCTACACTTTAGCTACTAACTCATTCTTAACATCGGACGCATGGACTAAGCTTTACATGACCTTAGCAACCGACCGTGAGTCAGTAGCTACGCGTGGCGCATTGGGTTTATGTGTTGCAAGCGACCAATCCGTAGTACATAACTTTACAGGAACTTCACCGGCGGGCCAAACTGTATACGAACCTCTTGATCGTGACTGGGAAAC